TTAACAGTTATTTCACCATCTGGAACTGTTAATGAAGTGCATTCTTTAGTTACAGAAACTGAACAAAAGAATTGAGCTGGACCACCAACTACGACTGTTTGAGTTACTGGGTTTCCAGCTATGTCAAAAGCATTAATCACATAAGTTCCTTGTTCTATACCATTAACAATAACAGTTGGTGTGATTAAGTTATCAGTATTTCCACTGAAAAAATAATTATTAGGCCCATTTATTGTAAATGTGTAAGGTCCTTGACTTCCTATGATTGTAAAAGTTAATTGACCATCAAAAACATTAGAGTCTGAAACTGGAATTGTTGACACCTCGATAATCATGTCGGTATCAACTGGTACAATACAAGGTAAAAAATAAGTTTCTTTCATTTTATCCAAAGCAGTTTTACCTGGAATTGCACCAAAATATATGTAAAACGAATGTTTTGGTTGTGTAAATGTTGAATCATTTGGATAACCTCTAAAAATAGAATAGTCTATACCATTGTCTATTTGATTTGCAAAATTATATTCAGCTTGATTAAAAATATTAAAATCACTGTTAATATTTTGAATAGAAGCTTGATTAAAAAATGTTGGAAATTGATTTTGAGAATTCATAAAGATAAACGAATCCCTGAATTGTTTACCAAATGTATTATCAATATCATTTGAACCTATTGTTCCATCTGGTAAAGATAATATGTTATTGTTTAATGGGTTAAAAATAGCTTCGTCTAAATCCACTTCAATTTCACATATATGTCTTAAATTTAAACATTGCGATGTATCTACATGTAAACCTAAACAATCAATATCAAAAAATAACCCTTTATTATTTCCTATTGTTACTTGACCAGTGACTAATTTAGTTACATTATCATCATCTAATTCTTGAATTTCTGGTGGTAATTTATAAGAAGATGGTACTAAAAAATTTTCTAGCTTAGGGTATGCTTGCCAGTCACAATTAAAAATAGAACCTAAACAAACAATGTCTGTAGCAAATAATTTAAAGTTAACATTATGTGTTGTCGCAGCATAATATAACTCATCTTTATATTTTTTTATTAACCCCTCTTTTATTAGACCAGAACTAGCTGAATTTTTTTGACAATCACTATTACAACTGTAACATGTGTCTAGTTCTTTATTAAACGTACAATCATTATCTGGAATCCCATTTATATTACCATCCACCCCACTGTAATTAATATCATTAGTAAAATCAGCGCAATCATATTCGCAAAATTTTTCTTGTTGTTTTCTTCTTTTTTTGTACTTTAATAAGTAACTATATAGACTGCCATTTACCCAATCATTATAAAAATCAAATTGAAATAAATCCAATGATTGCGCCATTTGAAAAGCCATGCAATTATCTAAACCAACTAAATTTGGTGGGATAGAAAAACATGGACCATATTGACCGCCACATCCATAATTAATTGGGGGTTGTGCAGCATCATAACCAGGTGAAAATTCCTGACAACCTGGAGCAAATATACTAGAATCTTCAGATGGGCAAGCAATTGTAACACAACCAATATAAGATGGTGGTTCTATACCAGCGCCTAAAACATTTAAAAAATCCACTATACCTCTAATTATACTTATTATAATATTTATAGGAAATATAATAAAAAGATTAATAACACCTACAGTAAACCCTATGATAGTTATTAACAAACATATCACAAAAAATATTGGGTTTGTTGATGTGTTGACTCTGTTATAAGGGAATGGGTTTTTATCCCCTACACAGGCATCAACATTTTTCATACCTGTTATATTTCTACTAGAGACACCAGTTAAATCTTTTTGAAATCTGCTAATAAAATTACTAACAGTGTATATCTTATTCCAATAAATATCTTTAAAACTAGAATCTTTAGTGTTTTCATCAAAATTATAATCAATTTCGTCAATAATCTGTGGATTGTTTGGTACCAAATATTTAGCTCTAGTTCTTAACCTACCTTCACCACCAGTATTGTCCATACCTATTCTAAATCTAACACTGGCTTTAGTTGGTATTCCTTTATTAGGGTCATCTGACATGATTAAATTTCCAATTTCATCAGTAACCATATAATCTAAATTCATAGGTATTTGAAAAGCCCAAGCACCATTTTCATCTATTAATCTATTATCTTCTATTTTTAAATTTTCTATTGTATTATTTACTGTTTTTCTTATTATCTCAATTGAACCAGAATTAATAACTTGTTCGCAAACTTCTCCTAATTTTTTTCTAGGTCTACATCTTTTATTAATAGAATTTTTATCTTGGTCACCGTATATGCTACCCATAAAAATAGCTGAAGGTTGAATAGAAAAATTCAAATCCACATCGGTTCTAGTTATACCTATTTCACAATTTTCTAAATCACCCCAAAATGGTTGAACATTAACTGAAGAATTAGCTGATTTTATTTGAAGTAATGTGTCTAAATTTTTACCACTTTTAAATTTTGTAGATGTTTCAAATAATTTACTTGGGCTGCCTTGTCTAATTAAGTCATAAGGTCTTTGAGATGCGATACCAATATCTGAAATATCAGCATCGACATGTAATGTATATGTTCCCACTGGAACACCAAAAATCATAAAATCACCAGCATAATTTGTGGTGGTGGTAAACTTATAGTATTTACAGTATACTTCCAAAGCTAAAGAATTGTCTAAAACTTCTCTTTTACTTGGGAAAGTACCAACTGGTGTGAAACAATCATTATCGGTATCTGAATTTCTAGGTAATAAATTATATCTAACACCCTCAACATCTTTATCGTAAACACTTGAATATGGATATAAACCAAATAATTCTACATTTTCTCTATCAATATCATCTATAGGTATAAAAATACTTACTTTAGCGTTTGGAACTCCAAATCCATTGTTAATTATAACTCTACCAACTACAACACCATAATCAGAACAAAATCTATCATAAGCGTCTTCTTGACTTAATTTTAAAGATAAAATTTCTATAAAATCAATGTCTTGCTCTAACTTTACTTTTATATATTTGTCCCCACCATTTGGTGTTGTTTTAATTCTTATTGACTCAGACATTATTATTGTTTTTCTTTATCCGTTATATCTTCAGCGTTTAATAAAATAACATCATCATAAGTTAAATTATCAAACTCTTCATCATCTATGATTTCATCATCATCGTCTTTTTCTTTAAACTTATTACCTAACGCTAATAATAATGGTTTTATATCTATGTTACCATTTAATACTATCATATTGAACGATAGATAAACAATGTATAACATTAAAAAAGGTAAAAACCCTAAAAATATTATAAACATTAAAAATTTTAATAAATATTTTAAAAGTTTGCCTAAAATTGGTTTTTTAGCTGAAAAATTATTTTCAGAAATTTCTTTTAGATTCGTGTTTTTTTTACAGTTACAATTACTCATAATTTTTTATTAAATATAACAATTATATTGACATAAGGAAATATTAAGATTTAACTCTAACACGAATATCTGTCTGTGGGAATTTTATTTCAAACATGCTAATAGGGTCTCCAAATAATGTATAACTGTCAGAAATATTTATTTGTCTAGTTTCATCATCAATATAAGGTTGTGTTGTTTCATTTAAACTATATTGACCACCTACTTTATTGAATATTCTTAAATCAATTACATTTAATACACCACCAACATTGTTTATAGTTTCTATTAATGGTGACAAATATATGTTATCACCCATTTGATATTTGTTTATATCCATATAACTCTGCACATTTGAAATAACTTGAGAAATGACTTGTGATGATGGAGCTTTTTTGTCAATAAATAAATCAATTTCAAAAGATAAATTTATAATTTTACCGTTTGATACTTGAACATAATCATTTAACATTCTGTAATTTGCTAAATAATTAGTTATGTTATCCCTCAAAGTACTAGTTGAAGTATTGGTTAATTTTGTGTTTTGGTCTAAGCCTAAAATATATACTTTTATTTTATTTTGTTCTTCAAAAACACCACATCTAAATGGTGCACCAAATTCACTAGGCATCAAAGAAATTCTACTTTGATAATCTTTAATAGTAACGGCTCTATTTTGTGAGGCAAAGTTATATTTAACCATATTTCTAATTTCCTCAATACTTGGGGTGTCTTTACCACCTAAAGCTGGTAGTGGATTGTTTACTGTCAATGAATTTGTAACAGAATTATTTAATGTTTGGTCAGCTCCATTGACTATTAAATTTACTAAACCAATACTATTTAAAACATTAGGACCTAAATTAGTGTCAGCTCCACCACCAACTCTATATCTTACAAACATTGTTGTGTTGGCTGTTGGTGTTTCGCCTAAAGACAAATTATTTATAAAATCACCAATTTGATTTATTAATGCTGGATTAGTATCAAAATCAGATAAGCTTGAAATATCTTGATAACCACCTCCAAATGTTATTTTAGTAAAACCTAAATCAGTATACTCACGAACAAATTTTTTACTAATTGTTACCCATTTACCTGCGACTAAACCACTATTATCACTAACAGCCAAATTATTTTCAACAAATATTTCATTTTCGGCTAGAGAATCTACTTCATACCATCTATTTTCTGAGGTTAAAAATTGGTCTAAGGTTGGAATTTGAGTTAAATTTGTTCCTTGTAAAGCAATTATTGAATCAATACTTAATACATTATCATCTGGTAATATAATTTGAAAAAATGGTTTTACGTCATTTGATGTTATCACCCTAGAAAAAGTTTTGCTAAAACCATTAACAACCATTTCTCTTTTTGTTAGTGTGTATGATGTTAAAATACCGTTTGTGTTAAAATTTGGGACTATTAATCTATTAGGTATTCCACCAATAGTAAAAGGACTGCTAAAATCTATATCAAATTGTGTTTCAAAAACTTTACCAGCGCCAGTAACTTGAGCACCACTTCTTATAATTGGTGCGTAAGAAACATCAAAAGTGTCTCCAAATGGTGGAATCGTAACAGAAAAATCAACGATAGTTACACTTGGTCGTTTTCCTGGAATTTTTAAACCAAATGTCCTAGCTAATGATAATATAGATTGACGTTGTTGTGCATAATCTATTTGTGTTTCTTGAAACACTCTATCAGTGTTAAAAGATAACATATCACCAACAGCTGCATTTAACTCTAATAACATCATACCAACTGATGCATCATTAAAATCGTTAAAAATATCTGGGTAAAACTGCTTAACCATATTTACTAAGTCAGTTCTTATATCTGAAAAATTTCTAGAGGTATAATTGATTCCTTGAGCCATATTTTATTTAATTTTTATTGTTCTGGTTTATATATTTATTATCACAAAATCAGTTGTTGTGAATACATCATCAGTTATTGTATAGTCTATCCTAACAACCGCAACATGGTCGTTTATTTCTGTTGGTTCAATTATTATTTCGTTTATTCTTAAGTTTGGTAAGTACGTGCTTACGGCTGTATCAATTTCTTCTCTTATTTTAGAAAAAGTTAAACTGTCGTTAGGTTCAAAAATAAATTTAAGAAGATTTGTCCCAAAATTAGGATTATATAATCTTTGACCTTTTATAGTTAAAATTAAATGTAATAAATCGCTTTTTATAGCAGCATTATCATCAGAAGTTAAATCTAAAAAAAAGCCTTTGTTTGAATTCTTGAAAGGATAATTTATATTTATATATCTTCCATTAGCCATATTTATGTTTTTACATAAATATGATACAATAATTTTTTTGTAAGTAAATATATAAATAAAAAAGGAGAGGTAACCTCTCCTTTTTTATTTATCATATTAAGCGGAACATCCAAAACATTCAAATGGACTATCTTTTGGTTTTTTAACAACACTTACTTGTTGAGTTGCTAATTTTGTGTTGGTTTCTAACTTAGATTTTGTTCTAGTATAATAAACACCAGTCTTTAAACCACCTTTCCATGCATACATTAAAGCACTAGCTATTTTACCATATTTTGCGTCAGAATGGTATACATTTAATGATTGTGATTGGTCAACATATTTGTTTCTAATAATAGCTAAATCTAAAAGAACTTTTTGTGGTATCTCCCAAACATCTTTGTATCTGAAACGAATATCTTCTGGAATCTCAACAATATTTTGAACACTACCCTTGTTTTTGATAACTTTATCAATCATTTCTGAATCCCATAACTCATGCTCAATCAATTCGTTTACAAGATATTTGTTAACAATCAAAAATTCACCTTGACCGACACGTCTAGTAAACAAATTAGCCGTAACTGGTTCAAATGATTCAAACGAACCCAAAAGAATTGCTGATGAAGCCGTTGGCATAAGACCAAGAAGAAGGCTGTTGTACATAGGTATTGGTTCTCCAGTTGGTTTTGGTGACCAACCTTCAATATAAGTTTCTCCAACAGAATATAAACTCCCTTCCCAAGCTGGATAGTTTTGTCCTTTTTCTTCAGCTATTTTCATCGACTCTTCGACAGCAGCTTTATACATTGTTTCAAAAATATCGTTGTTCCATTTTTTAGCTTCTTCACTTTCAAACGAAATTTTCTTTTTTGCAAAGAAATCAGCTAAACCAGCAACACCGATTGCTAAAGCTCTTTGGTCCAAACCAGCTGCTTGGCTCCAATCATCGCTCCATTTATTTTTGTCAATAACTTTATTTAATCCTCTAACCAAAACTCTTGTTGTTTTGTCAATTGATTTAAGTCCATTGTGTTCAGCTAAGTTTATAGACGCCAAAGTACATTGAGGTGTGTATTTTGGTTTTGATGCTTGAAATACTTCGATACACAAATTTGATTGACAAATAGGTCCAATATTAGACTGCATGTTTCTTTTGTTAGCATTGTCTTTAAACATAACATATGGTCTACCGCTTTCAACTTGAGCTTTAATTATAGCATCAAATATTTCTTTCGGATTAACTTGTTTACCAATCCCCAAATCAACCGCTTTTTGATATTCCGTTTCAAATTCTTCACCCCAAAGTAGATGCAGTGGTGTTAACCCAGCTTTCTTTATATCATTCGGGCAGAATAAATACCAATCTTCGTTTCTTTCAAGCTTTTTCATAAACAAATCGTTTATAACAACAGCCGTAAATAAATCACGTGTTCTTAATTGTTCATCACCAATTGGTAAAGTAAGGTCTAAGAAATCAAAAATATCTCTATGCCAAACTGATAAATAAAGAGCGCAGCTTCCAGAACGTGAACCTTGTTTGTAGAAACGCATTTTTGATTGAACCATGTCTGCAAGTCTTACAACACCACCAGCGTTACCTTGGAATGAATGAACCAAGCTATCTTTGCTTCTAAGTGGGTCTATAAGCAATCCAATACCAGAACCCTCTTTTGATGCAGATGCTATCTTTGTTAAAGTAGCTTCGATACCTTCAAAAGAATCTTCTTCCAAATGTGTTAGGTTGCAACTAATCATGCCATTTCTTTTATCCACACCAGCGTTTGTATATGTTGGTGTTGCAAAGTTGGCTCTTTTGGTCTTTAATTCTTTTAGAAGTTCCTTTCTAGATTCTTCATCATCATCGTGTAAATGATAAGCAACACGCTCATACATACATGAAGGTAATTCAATTGGAGCTTTGTTGTTATCTCTTTTTGAATACTTCGAAAGAAATGTTGTTGCAGCGAAAAAGTCATAAGTCAAATCAACTGGTTGTAGTTCTTTACCTATCAATTTTGATTGTCTGCTTAGTAGTATTCTACCACCTAATAAGGAGTAGTCTGGGTGCTGAATGATTTTATCAGCAGCTTTAAAAGCAATTATTTCATCTATTTCTGTTGTTGTGATATTATCACTTATAAGTGGCATCACCTCCAAAAATAAAGAATCGGCATCAACCTTTAGTCCAGTCGATTGTGTTTTAATCCTAGTTAGGATTTTATTTGGCATAAATGCCTGTGTCGTTTTGTCTCGTTTAAGTATTCTCATTCCCATTTTGTTTAAAATTCTTCGTCAAAAATACCATCAATAGTTGTTGGAATATCTACTCTGGTATATTCACCTTCTCTCTTTTCAAAGAAGTTATTTTTAGAAGACAATCCAATTCTAGACATATATTCTAATGGATTGCTAACCATAAATTCTCTTTGACAACCAAAATCGTTTAGTACAATATCAGTAACATACTGAACATATTTTACCATGTCTTGTTTTGTAATACCTTGTAAACCATCTGGCATGCTTTCTTCAACAAAAGCTTTTTCAACCTCATAACAACCCAATATGATTTTTCTTAACTCATCAGTTGACAACTTATAGTCATCTTTCAAATAGTTGTTATATAAATTGATTGCAAATTCATAATGGAATGTTTCATCTCTTAAAATCAATTCGTTCATTGCGGCCAAACCTGGCATTTTGTTTCTGCTTCTAAACCAGAAAACCCCAGAAAATACGCTAGAGAATGCAATTCCTTCAACGCAAGCAAATGCTACCAATCTATGAGCAAATGATGGATGGTTTATCCAGTTTTCAGCCCATGAAGCTTTTTTAGCAACAGCTTGATTGCTTTCCATTGAATTAAACAGCTCTTCTCGCTCATGAAGATTTTTTATAAAAGTTTCAATCAATAGA